GATCGCGATCGTCGACGACCTCCTCGCCGCCACAGCAGAGCCGCGAGCGGATGCCCTGCAGCACGGGATCGACCTGGAGAGCCACCGGCTGGAGGAGGAGATCGCAGGCCGGATCGGCAAGGGGCTCTACCGGGTCACGATCACGAAAGAGTTCGACGTCTCACAGACTTTCGCGTTCCGCCTCCTGCAGCAGCGGGCGGCCCGGAACATGCGCAGTGTTGAGGACTCGATCCGTGACCTCGTCCGGACCTCGCTCACCCGCGTCATCGGTGACGGGGGGAATGTCAGCGACGCGTGGCTCGCCCTGCAGCGGGACGTCCCTGGCATGACTAGTGATCACGCCCGGCTCGTCGCGAGGACCGAGATCATGGGGGCGCAGCGGTATGGGAAACAGGCGCTCGCAGAGGGGGTCGAGCACCTGCTCAAGGGTAAGACCTGGCGGTCGCGCAAGATCCCCGGCCGATCGCGTGCATGGCATAGCGTCATGGACGGGGTGACGGTCGCGGTCCGGGAATCGTGGACGGTGCCGGCCCTTGGCGTCAAGGGACAGCCGAAGGACTACCCGAAGCAGTGCTACGTTGTCGGCGAGGACCAGCCGTTCAACTGCATGTGTGACCAGCGCCTCGCACTCGCCGACAACCTCCCAGACACGGTGCAGGAACTCCGGTCCGTCAAGGGAGTGAACATCGAACCGCTAACCAAACAGGCCGCCGTCCTCCTCGAGCACGGGCGGCCACACGAGACGCTGCAGTCGTTACTGCAGCGGTTGGAGAAAGACATGTCTAAAAACCAGATGGCAGAACGCCTTGGAATTAGCAAGGCCACCCTCTACGAGTGGCTCAGGCAGGAGTGAATAAAATGGCGATAACAGCAGCAGGAGTCATCATCGATGAGCAGATGTTCGGCGGGACTATCGCCGCCGGCCAGATTGTGTATCTGAAATCAGATGGGAAATGGTACCTCGCGCGGGCGAACAGTACTGCGACGAGTGCCGGGGATCTGGCAATCGCTCTGGATTCCGGCGTCGCGGGTACAAGAGGGCGGCTCGTAAAGCTCGGGTATGTCAACAACCCGGTATGGACCTGGACACCCGGAGCAGCGCTCTATCTCTCCACCACAACTGCCGGCGGGCTGACCCAGACCCAGCCATCTGGGGCGGGGAACGTGGTTCGGGAAGTAGCCACGGCGTCGAATGACCCGGGTACGATCTACTTCGACCCATCACCCTCATCCGGCCCTCTCGCGACCGTGGAGGGGCTGACCGCGGAGAAAGGCGATCTGATTGTCGGGCAGGCGGGAGCATGGGCGAAGTTGCCCGCGGGGGATCCGTGGGCGCAGATCCATCCAAACCCAGCCGTTGCCTCCGGCTTAACTTGGCGACCGGCAGTCCCGGATCTGCTCAACCGCGTCGTCTACGAGACCGACGCGGTCGGGAATACTCTGGAGATCCACCAGGTCTACATCCCGATGTTCGTTACCCAGGGGCTCCCTGACGCGAACCTGAACGGCATCCTGTGTGGGGATATCTGGTTCGACAAGTATCTCGCCTGTCAACACGATGCCTCGAACGTCTCTCGCGGGACGGTGAGTGTAAACGACCCCCAGTCGAACGGCGCGGCCAGCAAACCGCATACGGTGCCATGGACTGATATCAACTGGTCGAACGCTCGGACATCTATCGAGAACCGGGGCGGCGAGAACAACCACAAGAGTGGTACCTGTATCGCGTTGGCCGAGGCAAGCGCATCGGCGTTCTACGTCTCGAACGTCACGCACTTGATTGGGAAACGAGTCTACATCGTACAGGATGGCGTCCGGTATGTCCGTCGGATCGTCCGTATCGGCGGAGATACAACCGCAGACCCGAACGCGGCAAAACTGGTTGAACTCTACCCGGCGCTGCCGGCGCCGATCACAGCCGATGATACATACGAGATCCTGCACTACTACCTCCCGGGAGGGAAAGAGTGGTTCGATCTCTGGGCCTGGGCGCATATGAACCGCTATCAGCATGGTCTGGGATGGCCAAAGGGGAACACCGACTGGGGCAAATTTCACGGAGATCCCCGCGCGAGAGCTTATGAGGGGCTCCCCGACCCGGTGCGACCAGGATACAACGGCAACGCGATCGCCAGGACGCTTACTGGGTCAGGCCCTCTCTCGTGGAGCCTGAACGGCAAGGAGTCTGGCATCTGGGACCTCGTCGGGAATTGTTGGGAATGGGGCGATCTCCGGGTCGGGACGACCGCAAACAACACAATCGACGCAGAATACCCCGGGGCGGGGCATGCCCTCCCATCATCGAATGGATACGTTGCATCTCTGTATGCCCCTGCGCCGGATGGCGAGTATTCACTTGGCGCTGAGGTCTTTGCCCCCGCAACGCTCGGATCGTCGAAATCGGACTATGACGGGGCGTACTACTGGCAGAACACGGGCGCACGTGCCGCGACCCGGGGTGGGCATTGGAACAGTGGCGCGTACTGTTCGTTGGCGTCTCTGCTCCTGGACGTCGCCCCTTCGTACACGGGCACGAGCTTCGGCTTCCGCGGAGTCTGTTGATCTGATGATCTGGGGATCACAATGGTAGGACAGCACGAGCGTCTAAAAATCTGGCAGAAATCGTACGACCTAGCGCGGGATCTGATAGTTATCACCGAGCGGTTCCCGCGCCCGCAACAAATGAATGGTCTGGGGAGCGAGATCCGGCAAGCGGCGCTCAACTTAATCCAGACCGTCATGATTGCGAACAGCGGTCCGGGAACTGCAGCAAACCACGACCTTGATCTCGGGATCGACTATCTGCAGGTTATCATGCGCCTGGCCCGGGATCTCCGGTACGTCAGCATTGGACAGTATGAGCTGCTAGCAGAGAAGATCGTTGAGTTGGGCAAGATGAACAACGGGTGGATGAAGGCGAAGCGTGCATAACATGTTTCGCCCGACACTACGGGTCGGATGATGGAAGCCGCGAGGAAAGCGTGCCGCGGTCCGGGGTGGGTCTTGGGGCTCTGGCGCTAGCTGTTCGTTGGCGTCTCTGATCCTGGACGTCGCCCCTTCGTACACGGGCACGAGCATCGGCTTCCGCGGAATACCGTTTGCGGATGGTATGCGTGACCATGGTTGCGCCAGAAACGTCAGATCAACAGTACATCATCCGGAATACCCGTCGCTCGACGCAGCGGAATACAAAACAGGCTCCGGGGAGGTAGTAGGCCTTAACCCGACCCCTCTCCGCCCATAAACCATCATAAAAACTCCATGAAGACCCACACCGACCTCTACCCGAAGATCTGCACGTTCCAGGCTCTCTATAGGGCATACCAACGCTGTCGGGCGGGAAAGCGCGAGAAGGAGTACGCGATCGAGTTCGAGCATGATCTCGAATCGAACCTGTTCTCAATTCGCGATGACCTGGTAAATGAGCGATGGCACCCCGGACAGTATTCGCGGTTTTTCGTTGCCGATCCGAAACGGAGGCTCATTAATGCGCCACCGTTTCGCGACAGAATCGTGCACCGGGTTGTCTCTGATGTGTTACTCCCTCTCTGGGAACCGATGTTCATCTATGATACGTACGCCTGCCTAGCCACCCGGGGCACCCACATCGCCGTGGACCGACTACAACAGTTCATGCGCCGGTACCCCAAGGGCACGGGCTACGTGCTGCAGCTGGATGTAAAATCGTACTTCGCAAGCATCGACCACGAGGTTCTCCTCGGCCTCCTTGCGAAACGGATCCGGGATCGGAAGATGATGCATCTGATCTGGCAGATCGTCGAGAGTTACGAGGATTCGCCCGGAGTGGGTATCCCGCTCGGGAACCTGACGTCACAGGGCTTCGCAAATATCTACCTGCATGAATTGGACATGTTCGCGAAGCACGAGCTCCGGATCGGGCATTACCTCAGGTACATGGATGACATCACACTCGTGCATGACAACAAAGCGCAGCTCTGGGAATGGCGTGACGAGATTGAGGCGTTCCTGGCCGACAATCTCCGCCTTCGACTCCATCCGGATAAACAGGTACTGACCCCGGCCGACTGCGGCGTCAAATACCTCGGATACCGGGTCTATCGAGATCACAACCGAGCCCTGGCACGGAACGTCCGGCGGGTCTACCAGAGACTCCGTCAGATGGAGACGGGGGCGTTCACGGGAGATGTTCGGGCGTCGATATCGTCGTGGGTCGGCTACGCGAAGCACGCCGACACCTACGGGCTGAACTATCAGATCGCCGAACGACACCCGTTCCTACGGGTAGCGTTCAACCCAATTGAGGCGAAACAATGACTGTAAAACAGATTATGCGTATCCACACGGCCGCTGGCGTTGAGGAGATCGACGCTGACCGGCTGCAGGTGCAGGAAGATGAATATATCCTCTTCTTGGGAGAGGAAGAGGTCCGGCGGGTGTTGATCGCCGATGTACTGTCGGAGACTGATCCCGAGACCGGAGAGGAGACTGGCGGCATCGAGACGATCTACTCGCGGAGCTAAGAGTATGGTGTGTATAGCGCTTATGTGGACAGAATTGAACCAGACTGAACCCAATACCTCTGACGACAACAATCTGATATAACGATGACGCCGATGAAAAGCAAGTCCTTCGCCGCCGCCCCGGAGCAGGTGAAGGTCTGGAAGGCCCGGCTCGTTGAGACCGGCCCGGAGGTGGTCCTCATCCGTGTCCCAATCAGCTCGACCTCTATCGATCGCGATGGGGATGAGTTCTCGACGGATGGGCTGGAATCAATGCTCTCGGCCCTGAAAACAGGGAAAATTCCATATTTCCTAGATCACGGGTATACAGACACAGGGGTCAGGAACTATGGCGCGCTCGATATGATTGGTGCGTGGCTCGACGGCGAAATCGTGGACAACGTTCTGTATGGGACAGCGTTCATCGAGCCCGGGAATTGGCGCGGTGAGGAGCTGGCGCGAAAACTCGAGATGGGGATGCCGATCGGGCACTCTGTTGGTTTTGGCCCTATCAAGGGCCGCGACCGGCCTGGTGGAGGGCAGATATTCGACGAGGTCAGCCTCTGGGAGGTCAGTGCCGTCGGCATCCCGTCCAACCCGGATGCCGTGAACTCGGCTGCGGTCGCCGCGGTCGTCAAAACGCTCCGCATAAAGGCGGGGCTGGAGGAAGAGATGAAGAGGAAAACAAAGGCAGACGAAGAAGAGCCAAACGAGGAAGAGAAAAGGGAAGAAGAGGAGCAGGAAGAAGAGACGCCGCCTGCTGGGAAGCCGACCGAAGACGAGGACGAGGAGGATAAATCCTATGAGGTCCTTGACGAGGCGAGACTCCGGGAACTCGTCGCCGACGAGATGCAGAAGCAGCTCGCTCCGATCGCCGAGGCACTCAAATGTCTCGACATGCTCGATGAGATCAAGGCCGTGCTGACGAAGACCGCCGCCGCCCGGAGCAAGGGGCCCCGGGGGATCGTCGTCGCCCGTGAGATCGACCCGCAGAAGAACGCCGAACCGGCGAAAGCTGATTTCATGATTCCGTGAGGGAGAGCAATGACTACTATCGCAGAAATTCTCGGATTTACAAATCCAACTGAAGTGTACACACATTTCTGGAAGAACCATGGCTTCGCCATTATTGGCGAGGGGGGCATGACTGAGAGCGTGCAGGCGAAATTCTCACGCCCTGAGAATAGAGAGGCAGCAAAGGGGTTCGTGGCAAAGAGACTCTATGAGTACTTCCACCCTGACGATAAGAGAGGAAAAACCGCCCCAACCACTAAGGCCGCCGTGACGAGTACCACTGTCGCGTCTGCAGTCCCCCTGGTATACGATCCGGACATCATCGACATCCTCCACACAGACGCCCCAGTACTAGCCCAGATCGCGACGTTCGGCTGGCAGGGGGCATATTACAAGGGCGCGAACATCTCCTCTCGAGACCATCCGATCGGATTCCTATCCGAATCCGAATCAATGAATATGACCACCCTCGCTCCGTCTGGGGGTACTCTGTCGCCGGTATCTGAGCCGATGGTGATCCAGGCAGACGTCGTGAGTGTCTCGGATTTTGGACAGCGGGCAAGTGAGCATTTTCTCAATCTACGGGAAACTGCGCTTGGCATGAGGTTCTCGGAGGCGATGCAACTCAAGGAACGCGTCATGTTCTATGGGGACCCGTCGCAGAACACCGGAGATAGGGGTCTGGGGGACTCCGATGCAGCGAAGGGGTTCGCGACATCCCTCGCTGCCGCCAGTATGGCTACAAACAAGAACAGCGTCTCACTCTCTGCAACCGACGCTCTCCTGAAGGATATCAAGGCTGAGATCAAGACCTTGATCAAGTCATATGGCGTCACTCCGAGCGACTTAATCATCGCGACCTCTCCGGAGGTCGAGGACGAGCTTGACAACGAGATCAACGTCCACGGTCGCGTTGAGGTAGGTCAGGGCACGGTCAATTACGGGGCGGAGAGGATCTCGATCGCTGGGATCCCAGTCATCGCGACGCATAACATCGATACGCAGGCAGATTGGGGAGGGGGTTTCACGCCCGGGCATGCTGGAGATGTATTCATTCTCAATAAGCGGGCCCACGTCAACCCCTCGTTGGCACCGGCGTTCATTCTCCCACTCGGCCGTCGCGGCCTGTCCGACGAGTGGGTGCTGGGGGACTACTATTGCTTTGCCGATCGTTCTGGCGGATGCTGGGGCAAATACTTGTACAACTACAACATATGAGGTGATCTCGCGTGGTGCAGACAACTATAAAATCCATACCCATTTTCCCCGGCAATCTCGTGCCCGGGGCCGCATTGGCAGCAGAATACTGGCAGGTTTCCGCCCTAACCGGGCCCGCCGCGACCACTGTCGACTTGACGTTCGACCTGATCAACGAGTACGACCAGATCCCGGCAATCACGGGCACGCCGCTCTTGACGCCCGGCTCGGGGTCCGCGACCACCAAGATCGTTGCATGGTACGTCAAGACGCAGACTAAAACGAAGATCGTCGTGACTGTCGAGGTTGATCAGGTCGCCGGATCCAGCAAGGACAACACTATTACTCTGTGCGCGTACGTCGCCGGTCCACAGGTGTGAGGGGTGGCGCATCAGATGAAGATGACGAACGGGAGACCGTCAGACCGACGAAGAGGTGGTGATACTGATGACAAGAGGTGTACTTCCGACGCCGGAGAGCGTCGCCGTGCCAGACACTAATCCTATCTACTCATCGATCGCTGACCTCCGCACGATAGGCGAGGCGATCTGTCGGGTCACGAACGGCACTGATAAGGCCGTCACGGTCACGGTACAGACTGCTCTCGATGACGATTCGGCGTTTAGCACGCCCAACGAGTCCGGAGATGGATTTGTAGGTGCAGCCGACGTTGGCGGGGTCTCCGTCACCGGGTTCGCGACCCCTGCCGCGGCGTCTGTGACACTTGCAGCTGGTGAAACGGCTTACACCCGGATCTCCGGTGCGTGGGCGTACGCCCGCATCAGAGGTATCGCCGCAGCAACCCCTGTAGCGGGCAGCACGCTCGACGTTGCGTGGTCCGCGAAGCACCGAGGGGACTGATCCATGTCGTCGGTCTACGGAGACGTTACCCGGACACTGACCAGGTCCGGCATCACGTATACCGACCTGGGGCTCGCAGACGAGGCATCTCTCGCGTCGCTGGTCAAGGATCTCATCGAGCAGGCATCTGACTCCGTTGACCTATATTGTGGGCGGGATTTTGCGCACCATGTGGCTGTGGAGGAACGCTGCGACGGCACTGGGAGGGACCGTTTGATGCTCCGCGGTCGACCGGTCATCTCAGTGACGTCGGTCGAGGTCGACGGAGTATCGCTCGTGGACGGCGACGAGTATATGGCCCACGAGGGCCAGGGGATCCTGGAGCGAATCGATGGCTTGCCCTGGCGCAGAGGTCGCAGGAACGTCGTCGTCGTCTACTCTTACGGTTATGTCACACCACCACCAGCAATAGTCGGGGTCGTCGAAGACCTCGTCACAGGGGCACTCACTCACGCTGCCCGTAACCGTGCAGCAAAGGGGGCGTCGAGTATGAGTATGGATGGTTATAGTGTCGCATACAGCGAACTTTCCAGGCTCATGGTGCTCGCCCCGGAACAGTTGCAGGTTCTCGACCGCTACCGCGCGGCGGGGGGGGTCTGATGGTATCCGACCACGACCTCCTCGTGAGGATTGATGAGAAGGTAGATTACGTTATCTCACGCCTTGACGATCACGAGGCGCGGCTCCGACCGCTGGAGGCACAACAGCACAGATGGCTTGGTCGGGACGGTGCGATCGTCACGGCGATCTCGGTCGCGGTATCGTTCGCTGTGGCGCTGATCTCCGGCGGGTGGCGATTGTGACCGTACCGCCTGCCTCCCTACAACTGGTCCCCGAACTACCGCTCGCGGAGTTCTACAACGTCAACCCGGCCCGCATTCCGGACCCGACCGCGACCCCCGGACCTATTGAGGCCCTGGCGGCGAGGGTAGGGGATCCCGCGCTCCTGATCCGGTGCATCGGGCCGGCGTTCGACGACTACGACTCGTTTGACCCGGTGGCGTCTACCTACGACATCCGTGCGTTGCGGGCAGTCGTCTCGCCGCTTGGGGAGAAAGAGGTCAGGACGCTCGCCGGTAGGGGCGTCGAGGCGTCCCGAAAAGCGACACTCAGCGAGACTGTCCGCGTCAGATCGGACCGCCTGGGACAGGGCGATCTTGTGGTCACCATCCCCGACGCGGCCGCGCTCAGCGCTGAGGGGAGCCAGGACGTCTGGACGGTCACGATCACCCCCCGTGCGCCCGCGCCCGCGGGTGCGGTGCAGGTCACCATTCCGACCGCATACCCGGTGGCGTTCGCCCCGGGCGATGTCGTCCTCGGCACCCTGGACCGCGACGAGTATCACGTCTATCAGGTTGTTGATTCGCGGCACGATCGGCACCCGTTCACTGGTGTGACAAAAAACTCGATCTACTTACAGGAGATTATCGGATGAGCCGACAGAGCACCTACGAGATCCAGGTCTCATATAAAGGGCTCCCCGATCACCAGCAGATCGTGAATGAGGAGCTCTGGAAAGCGGCGGAGCGGACTAGACAGCAGTACCAGGAGAACCTGGAGGCAGGGAAAGGGGCTGCTGGCAACCACGGTCGCCCTTATGTTGGGACTGGAGAGGCGATTGCCAGGACTACGGTGTGGCCGGAACTCCCCGGGGCAGACGAGTATGTCGTCAAGGGGGAAACGATCCAACATGTGATCGCGGAGTTCGGCAGATCCCCGGGGCAGACGATGCCCCCTCATGATCCGATCGACCGGTGGGCACGAGAGGCCCGACTAGCGCCGCGGGAGGGGGAGACCTGGGACGACATGATCCTGAACATCCGGCGCCACATTGGGGTGCATGGACTCAAGGCTTTCGCTCCAGCACAACTCGCTGTCGACTTGATCGCACCAACCCTGGAACGCAATATCCAGGCGAGGTTCCGCGAACTGGAATAGTATCGCAAACTGTGCCGCAAATGCGCGGAGAACCAAAATGAACTCAAATGAGGGTTTCCATGACGACAACCGAAATCTCTTCTCGTAGCCTGAGCACCGCGATCATCCGAGACCTGTTCCGGGACGGTCTGCGGGCCGCAGTGGCGGCGGGCGACATCTTTGATCCAGTGTCTGCCAGGAGAAAGGGTGCAGCGCCAATGGTGATGTCAGAACTGCCCGATCAGGGGTTACTCTATCCACACATCATCGTGAGCGAGGGTTCTGACGTCGGTGACCGACCGGACAGTCGGGCTGACCTCTGGCAGCACACATACACCGTTGGCATCGAGATCCACGCTAAATCGTCCACGCAAATGTTTCGCATCCGCGACGAGGCTCGGGCATGGGTCGAGGGGAGCGTCGATGTACTTAACGCGGCCGGGTTCACCGACCCGCAGATATCCCCTGGAATTCCGATGACATGGGACCAGAACGAAGAGATTCGGCGCTGGAAAATCATCATCAAGGGAACCGTATACACTACCCCAGGAGAGGTATAACATGGTTAGAAAGTTAGAGGCAAGTAAAGGCATGACAGCATGGGGCGCAGAAACTGACCCCTACACGAAAGCAACAAATGCAGAGACCCCCTTCGGGCTGATCACGAGTGCGATTGATTGGCCGGTCGCAAATCCGCGGACCCCTAAGAGCACCGCGGGGCATCGGCGGGGACCGTTCCTCTACAGCAAGGACGAGTATGATCTTGCATTCTCGATCCCATTCGAGGTCCTCAATGCCGACGTGCCGTTCCAGTGTGCGCTCGGCAAGAGTGAGGCCGTCACCGGGACTGGCTATACCGGGAAGAAGTTCACAGAGTTAGATACGCTCCCGACTGTCACGGTGCAGCATTGGCAGGCGGACGCAACGTTTAAAGAATCGTTCATCGGATGCAAAGCTGATCTTTCTCTGTCCGCTAAGCGTGGAGAGGCTCTGATCGCGACGATGGACTTTGTGGCGGCATCCCGTGAGGTCGACACTGCCGCAACGTCGTTTCCTACAGTCACCACTCCGGCACTCCAGCCATATCGGTTCTGGATGCTGGGTGGGAGGGCGACTGTCGGCGGGAACTCGCTGGCCTCGATCACCTCGATCGACGTGAAATGGTCGAATGGTCTGTCCGCAATGGGTGGAGACGGCACCCGGGGGGCCTACGTCATCTCCGAGGACGAGGCGGAGGGAAAATACGACATGCAGATCGGGTTCCTGCCGACCGACGTCTCTCAGTTCGCCGCAGCGTGGGCTAATGGGGATCCTGTCGATATTGTGATCCCGTTCATCCGGGCAGGGTCATCGGTCACCAATGCGACCGACGCGGTGATCATCACGCTCGATGACTGCACGATTATGGATGCCCCAATCCCACTCGCGGAGAAAGGATCCCTCGAATCGACGCTGGTGGTCGGGCCACGAAACACTAGCATCGAGATCCGGGTGCCGACGGGGGCGTAACGATGTCTGATATATCCTGGCAGGATGCGGTCGCTGTCTTTGAGCGGCAGCAGAGCGAGACGAAAGTCCTGGTCTTCGCAGCCGGTGACGGGGAGATCCGGTTTCGGGTCCGGGCTCTCTCGCAGCTCGAACGGGACCAGGTCGAGGCGAAGGCGGTCAGAATGCGAAAGCGCCGGCGTGGGGACACCGTATCCGCGGAGGAACTGGGGGCGCTGAAGATCGAATATATCCGTACTGGTGTGGTTGACGGACCGGCGGGGTTCGCCCCGACTGAGGAGAATATATCTCTGCTCCCGTCACACATCCGGGACGCCCTCGCAGACGCGGTGCAGGGGTTCGCGGAACTCGACGAGGAAACCCGGATCGGGTTTCGCTGACTGGGGGCATGGGGACGCCGTCGTCCCCGAAGAGCCGTGGGAGGCGCGGGTGATGCAGGATGCGGCGTTCTGGGCGGAGTATGGGTGCCCATTCGACGCCCGCACCATCCTACCCGCCCGGGAGTACCAGGCCCACATTGCAATCCTGGAGGGTAAGGCGAAGAGGATGAAGGAAGAAAGCGACAAGGCGAAGCGCGGGCAGCGGCGATGGTAACTGTCAGCGAGATAGTAATCAGGTACCTCTCCCTGGGGGCGGACCGCCTGGTTAGGGACGAGGACCGGGTTGATAAGGCGATTTCGAAAACCGCAAAGAACGCGGAGAAGAACGAGAAAAAAACCAAACGCTGGATGGAGCGGCACAAGACCGCCCTGACGGCGATCGGAGTGGCAACCGCTGGTGCGATGGCCGGGATCATCGCAGCCTCACCGAGCCTCCAGGCGGCGTTGTCGGGGGTATATCTCGAGTTCTCGATGCTCGCGATGGATATCGGAGAACGATGGGCTCCAGCATTTGAATGGCTAGAAGGTATCGCTGGAGATCTTGTGGAGGCGTGGGATAAGCTGCCAGAACCTCTGAAGGACGTACTCTCGTACGGCCTGCTCGTGGCTCTCGGGTTCCTGGCGATCGCCGGGGCAGCTGCCGGCCTGCTCTGGCTCCTCGGCCCTCTGACTACCGCGCTGGGGGTGGATGGGCTTGCCGGCCTGCTCTCCGGTGGGCTCGGCCTCACAACAGCAGCCGGAGGGCTGACGACGCTCGGGATCGTAGTGGGGGTCCTCAGTGGGATTGTGCTCGGCGGGGTCGTCGTCTGGCTCCTATGGAAGACCGGGGTTCTCAAAGCGATCGAGGAGGCCGGGGCTCGAGTAGGGCAGTTTGCGTACAATACAGGGGTCAGGTTCCGGAACCTCTGCGACAACGTTCTCGGGTGGCTGGAACTGACTGCTCTTGGGGCGGCCCATTGGGGGGCACAGTTCGCGCTGAACCTCGTAAAACCACTGCAGGAGGTCCCGTTCCTCGGGAACCTGCTCCAGCCTAAGATCGATTCGCTCCAGACCGCTCTAGACGCCGCCGGCGCCGAACTCCAGTCCCGGTGGGCGGAGTGGGAGACGCATGGGTTCCTCGGGGGGCTCGAGGTCGGCGTCGTCACGCCCGCCTGGGAGACAGATCCGTCGAAATTCACGCACCCTGTCACTGACTGGCTCGATAAGTTCCTCGGCGGCGGGGGATCGGCGGGGGAGACCCAGGCCGACCGACTACAGGAGATGTTCGCGGGCATGCCCCCGATCGAGATCCCTGGATACGCGGACTCGATGCAACAGCTCCAGGACCTGCAGGCCGAGATGGGGACGTTCGAAACGTCCGCGGACGGCAGTATGACTCGGGTGTCGCAGAGCATGGCAACGATGGCCACGAACACCACGAACTCCTCACAGTCTGTCGTGTCGACCACACAGACCACCACAGCTACCGTGGCAACAGAATATGATAAGCTGGTCAAACGAGCCCCACAATGGGGGTCTGACCTGATGGACCAGTTCATACTTGGGGTGAACTCGAAATACCCGGTGCTCCTGTCGACCCTTGCCAGGATCAGGTCCGCGATCGAAAGTGCTCTCTCGTTCGATATCGTCCGGAACGATCTGATGGCAGAACGGTGGGGGAGTGACTTCATCAGCCACTTCGCGGGCATGCCCCCGATCGAGATCCCTGGATACGCGGACTCGATGCAACAGC